GTTGGAGCAGGAAGTGTTGGCTGTTTATGAGGAAGAGGGCAAGATGGTAGGTGGTGGAGAGCGAAGTTTTTTAGAAAATATGCATAAAAATCGTGATCTTTACAAAAAAGTAATTCAGAAGAGGTGATTAAACCTAATAAATTAAAAAATGGATGTAAAAGCAAAATTCAAGTGTAATTCCGTAAAAGATAACGGTTACAACAAAGAGGCGGATTTTTCCGCAGTTCGGGCGTGAATAAAGATAGAATTTAACAGATAAAAACAAAATTATGGATAAGCAAAATGATAGTAAAGAAGCAGTAAGTAAGCCTGAATTATATACGGTATTATGTGCTGGGCGTGAGTACAAGACAAAGTTTAAAGAAGGTGATAGAGTTGAAAAAGGAAGCTACATTAAAGTGATGATTATTGAAGGTGTAGATGATTTTTTAACATCTGCTTTAAAGGAATTACATTGGCTGGTAGTTGATGAAGATTATATGTTAGGAAAAAATAAATCGACACACGCTGAACCTGTTAATGATAACGAAATTGAGCCTTGCACATAAAGTTTTACAGCTACACGAGGTGGCTGATTTTACCTCAAATTTTAAACCTAATAAATTAAAAAATGGAAACAACTGCACAAACGAGAATCGCGTTTTTACGGGAAGCTATTGACGCTAAAATAAAATTGCTTAAAGGACTTCGCTCTTTTAATTGGATACATGTCGAAAAAACAGACGTTGAAATATCTGAAAAAGAATTTGGAATTTGCATGACAAGGGGAGAGGCTTCGCTAGGCTTGGTAGGTGGTCCATATAGGTTTCATTCTATTGTTCGAACAGACAGAGGCGCATTCAGGTTTGGCTCTAGTTATAGAAAGTTTGATTCTGTTGACTTTATTTTTGATTTAAAATCAAAAGAGGTAAACAAGTCAATAGATTGCTTATTGATGGCAAGGGCTTGGCTTGGCATAGCTCTTGGAGACTTAGGTGAAGAAACGCCTTATAAAAATGACGGAAAAAGAAAGGTAAGAGATGATATAGAGTTGCCAACGGATGTTGCCAAAAAAACACAAGGATTTATGGGTGTAATGCATGGAGATGGTGACGCTATAAGACTTGGGAGTGATTATCTAACAAGCGATAATTGGTTTGAAAAAAATCACATAGAGAAGGTTGATATTTTGAGAGAAAGGATAGCGGTATGTTATAAGAGTGGGGAAAGAATTTATGGTGTTCTTGCTTGTAATATACAGCCATTAACAGCTAATGCAATTCGCACAAATCTTTGTGAGGCGAGAATGTGGCTTGGAATGGAACTGCAAAGAGCAAAAAACGACCCAAAACTAAAATAAAAAAACGATAATGGACTTGCAAGAAAAAATAGACTTATACAGAAAGCGGTGCCACGATTTTCACCCATACTATATAAATTTATTTTTAGTGGACACTGGCTATCACGTTCAGGGAAACAGAATAGGCCTTCAAGATTCGTTTCCTTATTGCGAGTTTTTTTATAGCACCTACGAGTCGGAGGATGATTGTCCTGCGCTAACTTTTTTCAATGTTAAATCAATTTATTCAGCAAACTAATGATACAGCCAGTACGCGCACAACGATCAAGAGCAAAAGGGTTTAAGATGATTCACCCTAATGGGCTTCCTAACTATTATGCAGGAAGACCGGGAAAGTTTGGCAACCCCTTTAAGCTTATTGGCGACTGTATCTATGTAGATGCAAGCAACAGAAGGGTTGTGTTGGCTGATGAGTGGGTTTTTGTAACAGTTGGAAGCCCTCAGATGTTACAGGACTTATATAGAGCGACATTAACTGATTCTATTATTGAATTATCTTTTGTGCCTCAAAATGAGTCTGTTATGGATATAAAATATTGGGTTCGACACTTTCAAGGCGTTGATGTTTATGAGTTAAAAGGAAAGAACTTGTATTGTTACTGCGGATTAGCCGACAAGTGCCACGCAGATGTGTTGTTAGACCTTGCTAATCAATAAGTTATGAGTTTTTGGAACGCTGCCCCGTACATAAAATCAAAAAACTTCAGACCATTTCCTGTTGTTGATAACGGAATCCCTAAATATGCTGATTCTAGACAAAATCCGAAGGTGAAAGGTACTCTTGATTGGCAAAAGTATTGGGAGGAGCAATTATACTACATCCACAATGGGTATGAGACTGGCGGAATGTGGATTCCTGGAAGGTATTACTATTACGGAAACTTTAGAACATTTAACACGGTTCTTGGTCCTATTTCTCCTCAAATGGTCGATTTGCATCTTGAGCTGGCCTATATTATTGAATACATAAAAGCAAATGGGAAGAACTTTGTTGGTCCCAAGGGAAGGCGTTTAGGATTATCTGAGGCAGGACAAACGATGATTGTTGATTATGGATGGAGGTTTATTCCTGGATATAATGCGGGCGTTGCAGCAGGTCAACAGTTGTATATTGATGATTTTATGCAGAAGTGGTCCGACTCAAACGCAATGACAGTTCCTGAGTTCAAAATAAAGACACTTTTAGATAATGACGAGCAGACAATCGCTGGCTACAAGTTTATTGATGCTGAAGGCAATAAGATTGAGGACGGAACGAAGAATATTATTTATAAGCGGACAATGTTTAACAATCCTCACTTGTTTAAGGGGTTGTATTTGAATGATATTATTGCAGAGGAGATGGGAGAGTTTGAGCATGCGAAGGAGTTTTACTCTGCATCGATTGACTGTTTAAGATTTGGCTCTGTTCAGAAGGGTTCACTATTTGCTTACGGAACAGGTGGTTCAATGGGAAAAAACTCAGATGCCTTTGAGGATATGTGGCATAATCACGAGTCCTATAATGCTGTTAGGTTTTTTATGCCAAGAACAAAGTTTTATTTCCCATTTTATGGAGGGGCCTCTGAAGATGGCAACATAAAAGAGGTTGTTCCTAACTTGATGGACCTAAAGCCTTGGGAGAGAATTGGTATTCCGGATGAAGTTGCTGCAACGGAGTTTATTAAAGCCGAAAGAAAGAGACTTCTTGAAATCGGGGACATGGAGAAGTATTATGACTTCTGTAAGAATACTCCGCTCGACATTTCTGAGGTATTTAAAAAGACTGTTTCTAATAGTTTTAACATTGAGAAGTTAAATGCTCAGGGGTATAAGGTTGAGAGCGAGTTAAAAAAATACGGCAAGTGGAAGTTAGAGTGGAAGAAGAACGACAGGGGGGAGATTAAGTTTCCGCGCGAGGTAATAGCTAAGCCAGCAGACGACACAGAATTGAACGAGGACTGCGTGTTGATATTGCACGATGGACATCCAACGCCAGGATATAGAAGTTTATTTGTTGGAGGAGCGGATAGTTACGATCAGGACAAGTCAAAAACATCTAAGTCGTTGGGTTCGATGGTGGTAAGAAGAAAGGCTAATCCTAATCCTCAGATGCTTAACAGGCAGGTTGTTTGCTTGGTAAGGACACGCCCAAGAAGGAAAGAGATGTTTTATGAAACATGTGCTAAGGTATCTGTTTATTACGGTCTTTACGCAAGCACCCTTATTGATTATGCCAAGCCAGGTATTATTCAGTATTATAAGGATGCTGGACTTGAATCTTATTTGGCTATGCGCCCAAAGAAGTTTGAGAGCGCAACAACAACTCAGCAACACGATTACGGGGTGTCGCTAAACACTTATAGCCGCCCAATAATGGTTTCGTTGCTTCAGAGTTACTTTGAAGACTATTGCGACAGTTTGTGGTTTGATATTATATTGGATGAGGCAAAGATTTATGATGAGTTTACTAAAGATTCCGATAATGATAGTATTGATGCGCTAGGCATTTCGCTTATGCAAGAGATTTCGGATGATGTGATTCCGTTTAACCAAGATGATAAGTCTATTGCTGATGCGTATGCTTATCCGGAGTTCACTGAAGATGCAGAAGGGAATATTGTTCCGTATATAAAAGATTCAAAAAGCGAAACGGTTTACGAGGGAGATATGAAGATGAGCAACGAGGAAAATCAATTTGTTGATGAGGACTAAGTGGAATTTCTTGACTATATGCAATTTATTATTACTTTGCAAACAAAAATAGATAGCAATGCCGGAATTTCCTGATCAGAGTTCGTTAGAGAGTGTAAAATTAACAGAGACGTGGCAAAAGGGGCATTTTCTTTATGCTGAAGACTTGTTGACTCAAAACATGTCTCGTATTGGTAAATTTACAAAGCTATACAATACTTACAATGGGATTGTAAATCCTGCAAGCATAAACTATCTTACTAACACCTATGGAAAGAGAAACAGAAGTAAATATGTTTCTTACCGGTTATCAAAGACAAAGATTGATCTTATAAATAATGAGTGGTTAACCCGCCCATTAAATTCTACCGTTTCCACTACAAACATTCTTTCTCAGACAGCAAAGCTGGACAACTACGAATTGGTTTTGGGTGCCTCGCATGTTAAAAAAGATATTGAGAAGCTAAAATCGGTTGGGGTTGATCCATTGGACGGAATGGATATTCCTGACTTGTCAGATGATGATGCTTGGAGCGAAATGTCGTTTAAGGACAAGAATGAGGATGTGATGCAGGTTCTTATCAATAGTGCAATTATTGATATGGAGATGAGAGAGAAGTTCAATAGGAACTTTCAAGATGTATTGATTACAGGAATGTGCTATGGTCAAAACACTGTAACAATAGAGGGCGATGACAATTATGTCACTATTGATCCGCGCGATGCTATTTATTTAGAGATTGATAGAGACACCTTTTTAGAGAAGTCACTCATAATGGGACATTATGAGGGGATGACATTGCATGATGTGCTGAGAAAGTGGAACTGGACTCCTTCGGAAAAAGAGAAGCTAAGAGAATTGGCTAAATCTGCTCAGGGAGACATTAACAACTCAACGTATCGCGGAAGTTATAAGTATATTGGGAAAGAGCTTATTATTGGATGTATTCATATTGAGTGGAAGTCGGTACGTCCTACATACTATAAGATTTCTCCTTTAACGGGGGCTCAAAAACTTGTTAATCCAGCAGACTCAAACCATAAGATTGAATTAAATACTGAGGATTACGAAAAGAATATCGAAAAGCATAATTCGAATGTAGC